GTGCCATTAATAATTTTACCAGCATCAGTTACACGTCCAGCAGCAGCATCTGCTTCATTCTTACGAACTTCCTTTCCAGCATCATCAACTTGTTGTTTTATTGAACTACGTAATTGAGATTTTGGGTCGTTAAGTGCTTTTTTTTCTGCCTCTCTTGCATTTGATGAGATTGTGTTTTTTGTTACTTTTCCTGCACTATTGACCTGTAGTTCTTGAACTTTTACTGCATTATTTCCTTGAGGGTCTGTTCTAATTGTTTCTCTTTTAAGGCTGCCATCACCGAGAGTGGTAACCTCTGTTTTATAATAGTCCTTTCTTTTATTGCGCCCAGTACCTGAAGTAACTACACTTACGCCGCTAGTTGCCGATGCCATTAGATACGGTGTTTTTTATTTATTTAGACGGAACTTTCCATACTGTAATGATAACAACTCATCAAGTTCATTATATTTGACGACATGAAGTTTTCCTACAACTTCTTCCCAGGTATATTGTCTTCCTTCTCTCCAATGAAAGTTGATACCTTTAAATCCCCATCTCTCTAATGATGTGCAAGCAATCAAAGGGTGTTGGTCATATTCAATATCAGGAGTTTTTGGATTATATAAAAATGTATAAAACTTCCCTGGTTCTGGATACAATACTTCTTCTGTAAAGATTTCCATAATCATCATCATTATTTCTTCCTGGTCTTTTGTTCCAGTTTGTTCAACTCTTTTCAGAAGTTCTCTTGTTCTTGCTGTTCCTGTTCCTACGTATTGACCAAAACCTTCTGCCATTATGTGAATAACTCCTCTTCTGTGATGATTTTAAATTCTATTCTTCTATCATCACAAAACTCTTTTGCTGCCTTCCACTTTGCCTGATTTACAGCATAAGTTTTACATTCATAGAGATATGATTTTGTTTGTCTCTTTGGTTGTTTAGGTGGTCTTGTTTGTTTCTTTGGTTTGACTTCAATCACATATGTTTTAACCTGACCAGAACTTTCTTTTACTTTTACAATAAAGTCGGGAAAGTATTTGTGAACGCAATTATCAACAGGAGAAATATATGGTATGTAAAACTCTTCACTACCCCACTCTAATATATTCTCATTCAAATCACACCAACGACAGAAATGACGTTCCCAACTACTTCGGCAAATAATATTATTTGGATTGCCTTTATATTTCTGGGGATATGATGGTTTGTAGATACTCTTATTACTTTCCGCCATACATAATATATAAGGTCAAATAGTATTTATAAATGCCCACTCCAAAAAGAGTTTCACAAATTAAGTCACAGTTATTAAGACCTGCTTTAACCTCTCACTTTGAAGTGCAAATCCCAATTCCATCAGACCTTAGAGGTCAGTTGGGAACTCAACAAGATACACTTAACTTATCTTGTTGTGAAGCAACACTTCCTGGGTCAAGTTTAGCAACTCTTGAAACTAATAATGATTATACTGGAGTGACGGAGAAGCACGCATATAGAAGAATGTTTGATGGTCAGATTGACTTTACGTTTTATGTTGATGCTGTAAATTATCTACCAATCAAATTTTTTGAGAGATGGATTAGATATGCGATGAATGAAAATACTAATGAAGCAAGAGCAAAGAACTATAATTATAGAGTAAAATATCCAGATAGTTATATTACAGATCAAGGATTAATAGTTAGAAAATTTGAAAGAGATTATAGGTCACAACTTACATATGAGTTTATAAGAAGCTTTCCATTAAGTATTTCTTCAATGCCAGTTTCCTATGAGGCATCATCTCTGCTAAAATGTACTGTAACGATGAATTATATTCGTTATATTATTAATGAAATTTCTGGTGCTCAAACATCACAACCAAATACAAATCCAATTCTTTCTCCAATTGAGCAAGCACAATTTAATAATGTTCCAGATTATTTCTTAAATCCCGAATTTGGAGTTTCTACTACCACTGGTGGTGTCTCATCTGAAGTAGCAAGAGCATCTGGAAATACTATTGATAGAAGAGTTGAAGCAGGACTACCTTACGTTGGTAGAAATGTTGGACCAGGGGAAAGGTTTGCTGGTATCTAATAAATAATCACAACTGAAAAAATCTATAGGACATTATGCCTTTACCAAAGATTGCTACGCCAACTTATGAACTTGAGTTGCCATCAACAGGAGAAACAATTCAATACAGACCTTTCCTTGTAAAAGAAGAAAAGGTATTAGTCATCGCTCTAGAAAGTGAGGATACAAAACAGATTACGACTGCTATTAAATCTGTTATTAAAAATTGTGTCTTAACAAGAGGTATTAAAGTAGAAGCACTTCCAACATTTGATATTGAATATTTGTTCCTCAATATTCGTGGTAAATCCGTTGGAGAAGATTTGGATGTTAATATTATTTGTCCAGATGATGGTGAAACAGAAGTCACTGTAAATATTAATCTTGATGATATCCAAGTTCAAAAGAAAGACGACCACACCAATAGAATTAAATTAGATGATACTCTGATGATGGAAATGAAGTATCCTTCATTAGAGCAGTTCATCAAAAACAATTTTGATTTTGGTGATAAGAATGCTATGGACCAGTCATTTGATTTGATTGCTTCTTGTGTTGATAAAATTTATAATGAAGATGAGGTTTGGTCTGCTGCTGATGTAACTAAAAAAGAACTTAATGAGTTCTTGGAATCAATGAACTCTTCACAGTTCAAAGATATTGAAAAGTTTTTTGAGACGATGCCTAAACTTTCTCACGTAATCAAAGTTAAAAATCCTAATACAAAAGTTGAGAGTGAAGTCGTATTGGAGGGACTGGCAAGTTTTTTCGCCTAGCCCTGATCCATATGGATCTTGAGAACTATTTTAGACTCAACTTTGCCTTGATGCAGTATCATAAATATTCTTTGACAGAGATTGAAAACATGATGCCTTGGGAACGAGACATTTATGTTGCCCTACTACAACAGCATCTTGAGGAAGAAGAGTTAAAACAAAAACAACAAAATGCCTTCAAATAAATTGCTCTCTCCCTCTAAGTTCTTCGGAGAGGAAAGATATCAAAAATATCTTGATGAGATAACTTCTCAGGGGACGATAGAGGGTGAGCAATTAACACCAGAAGAAAGAAAAGAAGGATTTAAAAAGAGAGGAGATAAAATAAGTTTTGAGACTTTTGTTGATAAAATCTTAGCAAGAAAAAGAGGAGCAGAAATATCTGGAGGTCCAACAGCACTTCCAGGTAGAGGCGGGGCAATTGTAAAAAGAACTAGAATACCAACTCAAGATTTTGCTAAGTCTCCTGTATCAGAAAAGACGCAAGAAAATCTTGATGATATAATGAAAGGTATTGACTCAATACTTGAGACATTAAGGGCAGACCAGAAAGTAAAAGAAGATACTCAAAAACTTGAGAAGAAGCAAAAAGAAAAAGCAAAGAGAGAAAAGAAAGAAGAAAAGTTAGAGTCCGGTGCATTCAAAGGACTTGGAAAAACAATAGACAAAATAATCAAACCAGTCAAAAGTTTGTTTGAAAAACTGTTTAATTTTTTAGGGACTGTTCTTTTGGGAAGAGTTCTTGTTAAACTTGTTAATTGGTATACCGATGAAAAGAATAAAGGAAAAGTAGATGCGATAGGTAGATTTTTAAAAGATACTTGGCCTGCTCTTGCTGTTGGTGTTCTTGCTTTTGGAACTGGAATTGGTAGGTTGATTACCAGACTTACTTTTATGATTGGTAAGTGGACATTTAAGTTAGCAAAATTTGTTATACCAAAACTACTTCGTGTTATTGCTGCAAATCCTTTAGTTGCTGCTGGATTGGTTGGTGGAGTGTTGGCTGGTGCTGGATTTGCAATGAGTCAAAAAGAGAAAAAACGTCAAGAAGAACAGCAATCTGAAAGAACAGGTCAAACTTCTGAGGAAGTAAAAGAAGAAAGAAAACAAGCAGAAAGTAGTTTTCTTGGTCTCTTTGGCGAAGCTATGTCAATGCGTGGACTTAGTTTTTATGCTGATGGTGGACAAGTTCCTGGTTCTGGAAATAGAGATACTGTACCAGCAATGCTCACTCCTGGTGAGTTTGTAATGAGTAAAGGTGCGGTTAATACTTTTGGTGCAGATACTTTAGCAACAATGAATGCTGCTGGTGGTGGAACAAACAAACCAAAATATTTCAAGGGTTCTATGTTCGCTAATGGTGGTGGTTATGTTGGAGAAACAAAACAAGAGAAATCAATACCACAAAATACTAAATTGCTAAAAGAAAGAAC